ATAGCTTCATCGAAAGAATTAAACGTTATCAAATTATTACAATTAGATTCTAACTCATCAATTTCTTCATCTTCTTCACTACAGCACGAATATTCACCAGTATTTCTAACATAGAAACACGGTATTCAATTAGAATCAATACCAAATATAGTGTCAGTTCGAAGGAATGCTTCTCCGCATGTCTTTTCGTTGTAGTCATAAAAATCAGTTACTTCTGAATAGCCGATTACATTCGCGACCGATGGTTTACCAGGCTCCGGATCGAAGAATGAATTATAGCCAATCATCTCAATTTGGTCATCTAAAGATGGAAATAGTAATGTAGTCATGGTTGTTTGTATTGTTATATGATATTAATAGAGAGATTAAGTAGTTCAATTTTTATAGGTTCTTGGCATGTTGCGCTACTATCTTAAGTTTTCGTTGATAATCAGCGGCTTGGGTAAATTTTTTTTCTTTTGTAATTTCATTATAAGCGTTGGTAAATTTAAGTATCACGTCGGGCATTTTATCGGGCATTTTTTATACTATATATAGAGATTATTATTTTTATCCATATATATATATATTTAACACGCGAAGAATTAAGCTATAAATTCCATTTTAATCTTTCCATGATATTGGTATTCTTTAAGTTCGAAATCATTAATATTATATTCCTCAATAACATCTCTCTTATTTACAATACTAAATGATGGAAACGAATATGGTTCTCTTAATAACTGTTCTCCGAGTGCATTAACGTGTTGTTCATAAATATGACAGTCTCCTAAGCTATATACTAATTCCCCCGTTTTTAACCCACAATGTGCTGCTATGATGTGTGTTAAAAAACTATAACTTGCAATATTAAATGGTACTCCTAGTCCTACATCACCGCTTCGTTGGTATAAATGACAGCTTAATTCGTCTTTAGAATTCACATAGAATTGGAATAATACATGACATGGTGGAAGAGCCATTTGGTCGATTGCACACGGATTCCAAGCTGATACAATGAGACGTCGCGAATATTTATTTTCACCTGGCATAGAGCCGTCATTTTTTAATGCGTCAATAATATTTTGAAGTTGATCAACGCCATTTTTTTGATTATTATCATGTGATTCATATGTTCCATTAAAATTTCTCCACTGGAAACCATATATAGGTCCTAAATCATCAATTTCATTATTTTGTAATCCTCTAGAGTCTAAAAACTCACGGGTTGCATTTCCATCCCAAATATGAACGTTTTGTGATTTGAGGATGGTGTTATTAGTCTCTCCTCGAATAAACCAAATTAATTCTTTAAGACACGTCTTCCAAGCTACTCTTTTAGTAGTTAGAATAGGTATTTTTCCATCTCTCAGATTAAAACGCATTTGTTCTCCGAAGACAGAGTATGTTATACCGTTACGTCCTGTTCTCTTGTCTCCAGTTGAATTAATTCTTTTAATAAGATTCAAGTATTGTTGTTCTTCATTATCCATAGTTTATAGAGAGAATATAGTGATTTATTTAACTAAAAATCCATATAATAATTATTTTATTTCTATTGTTAATTCATATGGATAGTATTGACGAAATAACCTCATCTGTGAGAAAGAACGGTTTTATAGATCATATGTTTACATTTAATACATCATCAAAAGGTGAATTAATGAATATAATACAATATGCTATTTTAGCTATTATTCCTATTGTTTTGATGAATAAATTAACACAAGCATATATTCCTGAGAGTGATATGGATAAAGGTTCTATTGAAATAGTAATTGAAGTATTCTTACAAGTTGCTGTATTATTTGTTGGTATTTATTTTATTAATAGATTAATTACATATATCCCGACATTTAGTGAGGTTGCTTATTCAGATTTGAATATGTTGAATATTGTTCTTGGATTCATGACTATTGTTTTATCGCTTCAAACAAAATTAGGAACTAAAGTTGAAATACTTAGCGACCGTGTATTAGATTATTTAGGATTTTCTCCATATGAGATACATGATAATTCAAACAATAAACGCCGACCAACAAGCGTATCAGTATCCCAACCGATTGTAAATACCGGACATAACCAGCCCAGTCGTGCGGACACTTTAGGTAATTCGGCGACAAGTATGATTGATAATTTACCTAATCAAGGGTCTCAACAAATGCAATCGCAGCCTCAGCAACAACCTCAACAGCAAATTGGTGGTGGAGGAACAAATTTCGATGATATGTATCAAGAACCAATGGCGGCTAATGAGTCGTTGGGTGGATTCGCGAACTTTTAAGTGTTAACGACCCCTTCTTTTATATTAAGTTGTTTCAATAAATTTAATATATGTTTTTGCACTTGTTCTCCGTAAATATCGACTATTTTTCGCGTGACAATATTAGCGTGTTCTTGTTTTATTTCATTATCTAACCAGTCACCATTCATAATTTTCCACTGTTTTAATACATCGCATTGTTGGTCTGTTATTTTACGCAAAGTATCGATAATTTTCTCATTTTCGTTATCTTTTTCCCAGTTATCTTCATCTTTAATATAGAAGTTTCCTCGTTTGATATCGCTACAATGAATAGGTCTTAATGTTTTATCCATTTCTCTTAGTCCCTTAACAAATGTATTTTCGAAGCTCTTAACAATTCCATGGTCTTTCATATAAATCAAATCATCGAAGGTAATCTTTATTTGATTAACATAGTCACTAAGATTCATCGCTCCTTTACATTCTGTATTCAAGTAATTTTTAACACTGAATGACGTATTATTTTGTTGATGTTTAATATTTGAATTATTAATGATTTTAGGTTGTTCAATTGCCTTAGTCACCAATTCTTTATAATCATTTAGTACAGTCATAAGAAGCTCTTTCATGGTTTGATTACACTCTATATTTACGCTATCAGTGTTGACAATTTCTTTAAGTTCATTTGTGATATTAATATCTATTTCATCATTATGGACATTTTCATTTTTGAGTGGACATTTTTTATAAAACGGACATTTCTTGATGTGACTGTTATATCGGCTAATATACTTATATGACTTACCACATCCGCACACCACACTTTTAAAACTAGGGTGCTTTTTATGTTTGGTCTCATTATGTCGTTGAAAATTATATATTCGTGATGTTGTATAGTCACATAATTCACACGTAAAAATGCCACCCAATTCCGCGTGTTTTTTGTGCTCACCAATCCGCGAATTGTGTTTATCAGTGTCTATATGTCTTTTAAAATCTTGAGAACGTGACGTGGTGAAGTCACAATTTAAACAGGTGTAAAACCTTGCTCGTTTGTTGATGTGGTATGAGCACATTTCGTATAATCTGCTCATTTTGCAGTTTGTGGTCTCAAAATGTAAATATACATCGTCCATATCATTACCTATATGCGTCATACAGTTTAAACAGGTGTAATCGTTTTTAATCTGCTCACTTTCAAAAATGTCCATGTTTATATGATATTGATATTTTAATTTTAATATCTTTTTTTTGATTTTATGCTTTAAAAATATTCTATTGCTAAATATAAATTGAGAGCATCCAGTCACAAATCACAAGTTTTCATGTTTTTTCTGGGTTTGTGTTTCACTTTTGGAAAAAGCACATTTAAATGTCCAAAATGGGAAAATCCAAATAAGTCTCTGAAAATACGTGTTTTCTTGAAATTACATATCTAACCTACCTTATTTTACCTTTTCTATATATTATATTATTAAATTGAATAAAAACATAGTATAGTATAACTATATAAACAACATGTCAAACGCCGATATTGATTGCCTACTTAAATCGATAGATAAGGATGAAAACTCATATTTAATAGACCAAACACGGTCATCAATAATGAAAATTAAAAATGATATGCTGCAAAAATTACAAGTTAAAAGAGAGACGTTGAAGGATTTACACAAGAAATTACAGCAATATAGATATGTTGATGATCTCTCTACTATTAAATATGGAGGATATATTAGATGGATTAATTTGACTACGCCTGATAATATAAAGTTAACTACAGGCGGAACAGTTATGGATGTCAAGATATACCAGAAGGGATGTAATATATTATGCAGGAATAATATGAAAAAAATGTTTGAAATCAAATTTGATGAATGTATGATTTTTCAGAAACTAACAGACCAAGAGGAGGTATTATTAGATGTATTAACGTATTTGGAAAAATAAATATATTAAATATATATGATACCTTGTTATATTATATATATCATTTACGACGATTATTCAAAAAAAACTGAATATAGCGCGTATTATAATGGAAATATACTTCATTATGAAATACTATTCGGTATTGACCCTTATACAGAATGTTATTATTATTTTATTAAGAACGGATTAGTCAATTTAAATACTAATATGAAGTCTGTATTAAAAACGTATTTTTATATAAAAACGTCATATAATCTTTTTTATACAGAGTTAATTAACCACGTATTTAGACACAAATGCGTAATAATATAGACTTAAATGTATTACCACAATCATTAAGACATTTGACATTTGGATTATATTTTATAGGGATAATAGAAGAAAATGTATTACCAGAATCATTAACACATTTGACATTTGGTAATAGTTCATATAAGGGAATAACTTTTGGTAATAGTTTATATAAGGGAATAAATAGATTACCAAAATCATTGATATAATTAAAATGTATTCGATAATGAACGAATTTAGGAAAAGAAGTGATAAAATGATGATGTAATTTTTTATACATATTTAATTAACCACATAATTAGATACAAATATATAATATAAACACTTAAATATACAAATGTATTACTTATATATATTTAATTATGGGAAAAATCATATTGAAATGTGTAACAGAAAAACGAAAACTACGGATTAAATTTCATTGTTATATTAATGATGAAGGTAAAGAATACCGAAATGTTTATAATAACAAATATAATTGCAGATTTCCGAAAGATATTAGACGGGAAAACCGATATTTTGAAATAGATGAATCTGACCTTAAAACGATGGTTAATGGTACGCCTTTTTATACTGTCAAAAAAACTAATATTAAAATTCTGGATGATTATGATATTAACAACGACGATACATATGATATTAAAAATGAGATTGAAAATATGAAGATATATTCTGTAGAAGAATGTGTTATTTGTCTATGTGAAACACCATCATCAATCTTTATACCGTGTGGTCATCAGGTGTGTTGTAAAGATTGCACTGAAATGTTGTATAAGAAAGGAAATAATAAATGCCCTATCTGTAGAGGAAATATTTGTAATACATATCAAGAGGCTTAAAGAGGTTATTTCTTGGTTAGAAAACTATTAGTTCCTTTTTTTGGGTGAAGTTTATAGCCGTTTTTACATGTAAATCTGTGGAAATTAATCCCTTTTTTTTTGAATATAGAGTCATTACAAACGGCAATAGCTTGTGGTTCTTTAAGCCTTCTTCGTGGATTCTTCTGGACTGATTTCACACAGCGACACATTTTCTTCGCTAAAATCTTATGAAGTAGTTTCTGTGTTTTTTTCGAAGAATACTTTTTCTTTCGCGTTTTATTTGTGTCATATTGAAGGTGTTTTCCATAGAATTTAAGTAATTTTGTATAATCCTTTTTAGTTAATTGTCTAACCATTTATATTAACGATATAATTTAATTATTATATCATTAATAAATATACATGAAACATATTGTTTTATTTGATTTGGATGAAACTATTGGTTATTTCCAAAATATAAGTGCGTTATTTAACCAAGAAATAAGTATAAATCCATTAGCTAGTAAGACGATGATTATACATAATTTGTTAAGAACATCACCTGATGCATTTAGACCAGGTATTTTCGAGTTATTTAATATTATACTGCGGGGTAAAAAATCAAATCCTAATATAATAGTGGCTCTCTTTACGAACAATCAGGGCCCGAAATATTGGTATAACGCTATTATTTCGTATATAAATAGCATGTATACTTATAAATTATTTGACCAAGTTATTGGTCCATATAAAATAAATGGTGTTAGGGTTGAACCGCAACGTAAGTCTCATAATAAGAGTATAAAAGATATATCTAAAATATTAGGAACAAACACAACAAGTGATAAATATATATTCTTTGATGACCAGTATCATAGCAAGATGTCTCATAAAAATGTTGAATATGTTCATATTGCGCAATATATTCCAGGTATAAAAAGCGTCGATGAGTTCAAAGCTGATGCGAAAGAAATGATAAAAAAACTCTCTTTTTTTCTGAATAAGAGTATAAAAATAAAACGAGTGAAAGGTGGTTCTCGTAGAAAAAAGATAAATAAAAATAAGAAAACCCGAAAGCGTAAAAATAAATGCAATTAGTATATATTAAAAAGAATTTGAGGGAATAATAACTTCTTTAACGTTGGAATAAGTATTTAAAATTCTTTGTTGAAATGCATTTAAAGACGTGGTTGTAATAATGATTAATCCAGCAGTAAATGCAATATCTTTATGTATAGATTTATACGGCATAGAATAGAAGGGGTTAAATACATAAAGAAGCACTATGCCAACAAATACCTTCATATAATAGTTAAAATCTTCAAGATAAGTTGGTGCTCCTGACCATAACCCTAGGTAAATTAAGACATATAAAACATATATGCTATATTGCAAAGATTTAAATAAATATTCAGTCCAAATCGTCATTTATATATATTATTATTTATTATTTATTAAAATACTTTTATTTAGAATTAACTTTTTTATAAATATCTAATGTTCGTGCGCTAGAATCGGTAGCATCAACAAAACGCGGCATCCAAAAGTGTGGAATACATTCTGTATTTAAATATTTAACTGTATGAAATTCTTTTTCATAAATCTCTCTATAATAGAGCTGTTCAGCTGTATCTGGTCTACAATATTTGTATTTAATTCGTTCACATAACAAAACTTTATCAGAGATATCGTTTTTAACACGAGATTGAATAATTTGATACCAAGATTTATCTTTGGAGCTTATGCCGTCGCTAAAAGCCTCTTTTGTTCTCCACAATACTTCGTCTGGTAGTAATCCCATATTTGAAAAAGCGCTTCTAAGAAGGTATTTCTCATTTTGATTATTTGTTTTATGACATCTAATAGAGGCGGGAATAGATAGATACATTGATACGAAAGCCTTATCCAAGAATGGTGTTCTTGCCTCTAATCCATTGCTGGATATACATCTATCAGACCGTAAAACGTCAAAATAATGTATTTCATTTAATAGTCGTTTGCACTCTAGGTCAAATTCATATTCATTTGGTGCATAATGGAAATACATATATCCACCGCATACTTCATCAGAACCATCACCGTTAAATAGTACTTTAGCATCGCTATGTTGTGCAATATATTTAGCAACTAGATAATTTCCTACACTTGCTCTTACACTAGTTGTATCAAATGATTCAATTGATTTAATAACCTGTGGAATGGCTGCATAAAAGTCCTCTTCACAAACAACGATTTCAGTGTGTTTTGTTCCCAAAAAATCTGCTACAATTTTAGCGTAACGTAGGTCTTCTGAACCCTGCATACCGATACTATATGTCTCCAATTTTCTGGTCTCAGTTTGGTAATAATTACAAACCAAACTGGTTATTAAACTGGAATCTAAACCTCCACTTAATAAGCAGGCAATTGGTCTGTCGGTATTATCGACGCGTTTTTGAACTGCATTAGATAGATTGTAATAAATGATGTCCTTATACATAGTTGTCATGGCGGTAATTGAGGCGTTGTTTTTAATAAAGTCGTAGTTGTTATTAGATGATTGAATAGAATAAACATTAAAGAATGTATTACTGGATACATGTGACCAAACCTTATTAAGTGAATATTGACTCCATGTTCCAGGAGTGAATTGTTTAACGGTAAAATGTGGTGAGACTTGTGAAAGTGTTGACGAAAAAATCGTTGAATTAGTGCTTTCGCGATGTGCGATATACAATGGTCGAACACCGTATGAGTCGCGTGAGACGAACAATTTAGGTTCTTCACATATTGAACAGTCGATAAGAATAAAGGCAAAAACGCCGTCAATAATTTGGATCATTTTTTCGAATCCAAATTTTTCATACATATGAATAATAATCTCACAGTCGGAATTAGTTTTTGTCTTTATATCATATTTTTCGATAAGTTGTTTATAATTATAAATCTCTCCATTACAGATAAGAATATTGTTATTTATAAATAAAGGTTGGTCTGATCCTTTATCGATTCCGTTGATAGAGAGCCTATGAAATCCGATATGTAAGTTTAACTGTTCAACAAGGTTAATAAATGTCGAGTTATCTGGTCCTCGTGATGCGCCATTTTTAAAATATTCTACGAGTGATAAATTTGAGTCTTGACTTCTATGATTTAGAAAAGAATAGATACCGCACATATTAAACTTAATATATAGGTTATCACATAATATTTAAGTATATTTCTAAATAAATTATATTGGTATTATATAGTTATTATGTACGGCGTAGCAAAAGGATATAAACAGTGTAATACAGAGAGATTAGAAATATTAAACGACAGAATATATGACCGTAATCTACCGAGTCAAGAATTACAGCAGACTTTTGACCCGAGACCAGTGCGAACAAGACAAGTGTTATTTCCAGCATTGGATTGTCATATGCCATCAAATACGCCAATTAAGGTTCAGCCGACTTTCAATCAGGAAACACAATTTAATCCTGGTTCTTCAGCGCCATATTCTGGATGGGCAACGAGAATTGATACAGATTCAAAGGTTAAAGTAATGTTTAGAACAACACAGAAATGGACTCCCCAAAATAGTTACATTCCAGGGTCAAATAGTGATTTATATAGAGAAAATGTGAATATACCTACTTTCACTCTTAAACAGACACATAATACATTAGGGTCTCATTCTTTATTATTTAAGAGAGAACAATTCGACAATTTCAACCCTAATCCATGTAATTTAGGCAGTGATAAATTTAATAATCACACAAGACAACAAGTTAAGAATATAAAATAAAAACGTTATATACATATAATGAGTGGTAATATAGAATTGGATCATAGTTTTTTTATGAATAATAGATTTCAGAAAAAAACAGAAGAAACGTCAGGAAAGAGCATATTTAAAGGAGATGAATTTAAGAAGTATAAAAAACGGATTCTCTCTTTAACAAAGAAAGTAATCAAGAATAAAATAGGGAATGATGACTTGAAAAAATGTTATGAACAGTTTGTTTGCGCGGCAATATATCATATCAAGTTTGAAGATAAAAAAAAGGCAGTCCAAAAAGAATATGATGAGTTGGATATGTCCGCGAAATCAGTCCGAACAATACCTAATACTCTTTTGTCAAAGGTTGAAGAATCTAATACATTAATTTATAAAGAATATGATTTAAAGAGCGTGACTCTTGATAACTTTGTTAAGAGGACGGGTGTAAAAAACGTTAAAATAGAGAATTTCCCCAAGCAATTAAATTATGAAGATATTAGTGGCGGCAATATTTAGGTGAGTTTATGGATATAAAAAATAGTTTTTTAAGATGAATAGAAGACGTAATTACCCGAACAATTTAACAGCAACGCCGATACTTACAGCTGGAATAATTAGCTCAAATATAAATGCATGGAAAATAGAGTATGTGAATAGTAAAGTGATGACAAATAATTTATTAATGAAATCATTAATACTTGAGCTATCAATTCTATCGAAAAGCTCGTAATATAATTCGAAAATGAATGTTGACTTTCCACTAAAGAATAAAGCTAATCTTATACATGATGCTAAAATGGCAAATTTAATAGCTACCATAATGAAGTTGTCTGTTTTAATCTCGAAAACGTAAGAGGAATTCATGATTGTTTTTGATTATTGTTTGAGAGAGATTACATTATATATTAGTACTTCAATTTTACTAAAAAATAAGTAATTAATCTTTTAGTATCTTGTTGATATAATATTTTATACGTCTTTATTATATGAGTAATCCTCTTGATAGATTTCAGATTAAACCTATTCCAAAGAAAAAACAGGATTTTACGATAAAGATAGGAAACAAAGAAGATTTAGAAAAACCCAAGACAACAAGAGCATCTGTAGCGAAATCACCGGTTAATATAGGAACAATATTTGACGATACAGATGACGATATTACCCCTGTTAAAATCAAATCTAATAAAGGACCTGAAATACGAGACAGAACAAGTGAAGGTTTCGATATATCCTCATTTAAAAAGCTAATGAAGGAACGTGGTATGATTATCCCCGAGGTATCCAGAAAATCTATAACCGTTCCCAGCAGTAAGAGCAGTAGTAGCAGCAGTAAGAGCAGTAGTAGCAGCAACAGTAGCAACAGCGACAGTAGCAACAGCAATAGCAGCAACAGCAGCAGCAGTAGCAACAGTAGCAACAGCGACAGTAGCAATAGCAGTAGCAGTAGCAGCAGCAATAGCAGCAACAGCGACAGTAGCAATAGCAGCAACAGCAGCAGTAGCAACAGCAGTACCAAACCAAAAGCGAGTAATACAAAGGTTAAAGCTATAAATATAATAGACGAAAATTCTGCTATAACAACGATTCCAATAAAGAGGACTATTAAGCGTGGAACATTACCCAAGAAGCTGACAATAATAGATAATACCGAAAGCATAAGTGATAAGGAAAAATCTATTTTGACAGTGCCAAAAACAAAGATGAGTATTAAGCGTCGAACATTACCCAAGAAGCTGACAATAATAGATACTACCGAAAAAGAAAACGTAAGTGATAAGGAAAAATCTATTTTGACAGTACCAAAAACAAAGATGAGTATTAAGCGTCGAACACTACCCAAGAAGCTGACAATAATTGGTGAAGATGAAAGTAAAGATAAGGTTAAAAAGAGTATTACTCTTGCTACAAAGAAGAGAGATTTATCTATTATTGAAGAAAGTACTTCGAGTAAGATTGAATTTAAAGAATTAGATGAGAGAGTTCCTGTTAAAAATAATGAGATGATTAAGGCGTCCGCATATTATATGAATAATCGCGAGAAGTTTGTGGAATCGATAAACCAACTTTTCTATCCTTATAAGATTGAATTGGAATCGAACAAATCACAATTGTCTTGTGAATCGAGAGATTCAGGCGATTTTAATCTATTGACACATCAGAAAATAGTGCGTGATTATCTTCAAATATACACACCATACAGAGGATTATTATTATATCATGGTTTAGGATCGGGAAAAACATGTTCATCAATTGCTATAGCGGAAGGATTAAAAAGCGACAAACAAATTATTATTATGACGCCCGCGTCGTTGCGTATGAATTATATCGAGGAATTGAAAAAGTGCGGTGATTTAATGTATAAGAAGGAGCAATATTGGGAGTTTATGAATATTGAATCAAATCCAGAATATATTGGAGCAATGGCGAAAATTTTGCATTTAACGGAGAAATACATTCGTTCTAAGTCGGGAGCATGGTTTGTGAATACGAAGAAATCTAATAATTACCAATCTCTCTCAAGTGAAGAAAAGAAAGACCTTGATAATCAATTAAACGAGATGATAAAGGCAAAGTATAGATTTATGAACTATAATGGTTTCAGAGCATCTCATATTGATAAGATTAGTAATGATGGCAAAATAAATCCATTTCATAATAAGGTTGTAATAATTGATGAAGCCCATAATTTTATCAGTAGAATAGTGAATAAGATGCGGAAAAAGGATTCTGTTAGTATGCGACTATATGATTTTTTATTAAAGGCCGATAATTGTAAGATTATTTTCTTATCCGGAACACCGATTATTAATTACCCTAACGAGGTGGCGATTATGTTTAATATATTGCGAGGATATATTAAGAGTTGGCATTTACCGTTGAATGTGAAGACTGGTGGGAAAATAGATAAAGATTATCTGCGTAATTTGTTTAAAAAATATGCATTTATGGACTATTTGGAATATAGACCGTCGTCGAAAACCATGATTATAACTAAGAATCCATTTGGGTTTGTGAATAGTATAGAATTTGATAAATATAAAGGAGTAAAGGCGAACGAAAGAGGTCAAGTAAGTGATGAAGTGTTTTTACAATATGTAATAAAGACATTATCAAAGAATAATGTTGAGGTATTATCTTCTAATATAAAGGTTGAATTAAACAAAGCATTACCTGATTCAATCGATGATTTCAAGAACTACTTTATTAAGAAAGACGGAGAGATGCAGAATATTGGTATGTTCAAGAGGCGAATAATTGGATTAGCATCATATTTTAGGAGCGCTCAAGAGCAGTTAATGCCTGAGTATAACGAGAATAAAGATTATCATTTAATGAAGATACCTATGAGTGATTATCAGTTTGGTATTTATGAGGGTGCACGTCAAGCAGAGCGGGTGCAGGAGAAAGATAACGCGAAGAAAGCTAAAAAGTCGACATCAGATGATATTTATGACACTATAACTTCAACATATAGGATTTTCTCTCGTGCCTTTTGCAATTTTGTATTTCCTCCTGATATCAGGCGACCAATGCCTAAAGAAGATAATGATATAGATGAGACATTAGAGAGCAAGATTGATGAGGATTTATTGGATAAAAAGGGTGTATATGAAATATTAGATAATCCTGATGGTCGTTATACAATGGATGATTTAGATGCTATATCAGTGGCCGAATCGACAACAACAGATAATAATTATGACGAGAGAATTAAACAGGCATTGAAGTTTTTAAAGGATAATGAGGAGAAGTATTTAGTTCCCGGAAAGCTGGAGACATATAGTCCGAAATTTGCCGAATTATTATCTATTGTTCAAGAAACCACTGATGATGATGCGCGAAATGGTCTGCATTTGATATATAGTCAATTTAGGACGATGGAAGGTGTAGGTATATTAAAATTAGTATTAGAGGCAAACGGATATGCTCAATTCAAGATAAAGCAAGATAAAGGTAAATGGACGATTGATATCGCGGTTGAAGATGCAGGTAAGCCGACATTTGCTCTATATACAGGAACTGAGACGCCGGAGGAAAAGGAGATTGTTCGTAATATATTTAATTCTACGTGGAATGGCGTGCCAAAAGAGTTAGTTAGAGAGTTACAAAAGCGTTCTTTAAATAATTTTTATGGAGAGATTATACAAATAATTATGATTACAGCTTCAGGTGCAGAAGGTATTTCATTACGCAATGTTCGTCATGTTCATTTAATTGAGCCGTATTGGCATCCGGTGAGAACGGAACAAGTTGTTGGTAGGGCAAGACGTATTTGTTCGCATCAAGATTTGACACAGGCACAGCGTAAGATAGAGGTGTATATGTATTTAATGACGTTTACAGAAGAACAAAAAACAGGTGATAATTCCATTGAATTGCGATTGAAGGATTTCAGTAAATTAGATAGATCAACTCCATTAACGAGTGACGAAGCATTATATGAAATCTCTCGTATAAAAGAGAATATTAATAAACAATTGTTAACTGCTATTAAAGAAACATCTATTGATTGTAGCTTACATTCTGCTTCTAATTCAAGTGAGGATTTATTTTGTTATAGTTTTGGTGATGTTGATCCAAGCATGTTATCATATACACAATCATATGAGAACGAACAGACGGATAAGACTGGAGAGGTTAATAAAAAGAAGATTGCATGGAAAGCACAAGAGTTTAGTCTTAATGGTAAAAAATATATGATAAGGCTTAAAGAGGATGGTAAAACGCGGACAAATAAGGTTTATGATTATTATAGTTTCCAACAAGCCAAGAAAAATCCAAGTGTTAATCCAGAATATATTGGTACTTTATCGATTGAAAAAGGTGCAGATGGTAAGAAAAGAGCAGTTATTAAGAGAGATAATTAAGTGTCCTGCGCAGTGCTAAGACCGTCCGCAATCGGAGTTGCCGGAGTTGCATCAGCGGTATTAAGTTCTTTATCTTCTTGTTGTCGTTTTACAAAGACGGATTCATCAAATAGTATATCTATTTTATTTTTGATGTATTTAATGTCCTGTTTCATAGCTTGTATTTCCCTATACAAATCATTATTGTCAGGAATAATCTCTCTATTATTCTTCTTTAATCTATTAACAAATGACATAGTTTCCTTCTCAGTATTATTGAAGGATACTTTCTTAGTATCTGACGTTGGATTAAATAATAATTTTCCATTATTATCGTCGCTATCGCTATCATTTAAAAAAGTATTTGAATCGGTATTAGGTAAAGGCTGTTGTTGCAAAGGAGGAACATCATAATTTCTCTCTTTAAGCTCTCGTTCAATACGTTCATCAATCGTAGATTGGTCCTCTTCAACGACATCATTGAAGATAATATCTTCAGGTTTTTTTAGATTAAATTTAGCGAACTCTTGTTGTGCGATATTAAATTTGTTTGTTATGTCGTCTTGTTTTTGTTTTGAAATAGCATCTCTTGAATAAATCTCGGTAGGCTGTTCAGGTTGTTGAGTTCGTTGTTGTGGCACATTATTAGATTTTTCTTTTTGTATGTGATTCATACAATCCATTAGAATCTGTTTATTAACCTTGGTTAATTGACTTTCATGTGTAATATTTTTGGAATATGAATCAATAATAGAGTTAAATTCAACTTGGACTTTATAATCGCAAACAACTTGTTCTTCATTACATAATTCACGAACCATCTCTTGAATCATATCGACGTTATCTTTCCAAACTAAAGAATTCATTGTAAATATATAATATATAACATCAGTTGTTTAATATATTATAGAGAGATTAAGTTAATTAATTGAAATATATATTTCGGAAATTAGTCATCTGTTTATCTGTAATTCTTTTCTTCTTGAAATCAGACCATGGTCTATCTTTTAGCATTTCAATTATGAAATACAGAGAATACATACCACATTCAGTGTCACCAAATTGATGTTGTTTAGTATTATGGTCTAAAATGAAATTAATCCCTAATTTTTTACCTTGGTCGCTTATATTGTTCATAAGTTTTTTAATTTGTTTAGGTGGAGCTATACCATTGCTATCAAAATAATGAATAGTTCTTTTTTTAACGTTGACAAACATTGAAACCCAATGTGATCCGGACTTATGATGAGGGTCTAGATTGAATATAATCCCTAATTTATTCTTACCTTTATTAATCATATCTTGTAATTTAAATTCACATAATTCTTCCCATACACATTCCCCGTCAGAGTAATGCGTATCATAATCGATTGGTGATGGACCGATGAAGTCAAAACATGAATATTTTTTCTCGTATTGCTTGATGACCCCGAGAATATTGAGACTATCTAGCCATTCATTTGGATTTTTTTTCCAAGATTTAGGCGATTTAGGTGCAAATGTATAATTAAGTAAATCATTATTAAGGTCATTATTTATAAATTGTTGATTTAACCAACAGAGTTCATTGTTACATATTTCACCCATGTACGTTTTAAGCGTCTCCCATACCTTTTTAGGGTCTTTGGATTTTATTTTAACATCTGGATGACGTGCGTTCCAAGCCTTTTTAATGATATTTATTTTATCTGTATTAAAGCAAGAGAATGAATGCTTTCTATTTGGGTCAGGTGCACAATTAAGTATTTTAAAATTCTTACGGGATTGTTTTTTTCGTATTTTCCGCGATTTACTTCGGCGTTTTCGGGTAGGCATAATACAATATGTTTATAAAATAATAATTACCTATAAAATCCTCTCAATTGCTTTTTTACATGCGTCTTGCTCGGCTTTCTTCTTGATTTTATGCGTTGATGTGCTAATTATCAGAAGAATTTTATCGTGTTTCTCAATATGGTCGTGGATTTTGTCAAATTCAATATTCCCTTTCATTTGAATTGCATTTTCTGGCTTTATATCTTGAATAGGGATATTAATAGCTAAATAGACTCCCATATGATATCCATCATCATCCTCATTAATAATCATATATGTTGGAGTTGTTTTGAACTCTTTCTGAATATTAACCTGAAGAATATTCTTGTAATTGTCGTCATCCTGAATAATTTTATCCCAATTAACATGCTGTTCAAATATATTTTCGATGAAAATTTGGGCGTTATGAAAACCTGGACCTGTAACGAAAACATTCTTAAACCATCCTTCTTCGTCATTAACTTCCACTTTATTGAAATCTAGGAATAACGCGCCAATAAATGCTTCAAAAAGACAACCAAGCCTTTTATGGTTTGTTCGAATTTTCTTTTCCTCAGCATTCTTTGATATAATGTAATATTTATTAATTCCCATATCATACGCGAGTTTCCCAATATTCTCATTTTTAACGAGCGCAATCTTTTTCTCAGTCATAAATCCCTCGTTAGCTTTAGGAAAGCGTCTATATAAATAATATTTTGTTATGCATTCAAGAACGCCATCACCCAAAAATTCCAAGCGTTCATTGGATTTTGTTTTTAATCCTAAACAACCATCAGGCTTATCTACAATGGTAATATTGTTTTTTTCGTTATCTAAAAAAGCGCGTTTAACATATGATTTATGAACGAATGCACGCTTATAAAGATTGATATTGTGGATTTTGGTTGGTACGCCATATTTTTTCAAGATACTCTGGACATATTCCTCAGTGATTTCCACGTTTTTACTGTTAAATGGATCGAAAATCATTTGTTCATTAATATCGATATCTTTATAAATAGCATGGTTAATCTGCTCTTCATCAAGATGTTCTTCGTCATCATCTTCCATTGCGGAATTCTTAACACTACTTTTGTCATCGACGTCATTTAAATAATTGTTTTTAATATGTAAATCACGACGGGATGCTAACGTAATAGTGTCTTTTTTTGTTAGTTTGGAAAATGTTTTGATTGATACTGTCTTCATTGTGTATCTTATAATATAGAGAGATTCGTTTAAACCCTTTTTCAAATAACCTAACAATCCTTTTGTTTAAGCTTTTGTAAAAGCTTATTAAAGACTTAATGATAATTGTATAATACGTAAATACAATGTCGAAAATCATTCTTAAAATAGATAATAGAGAGCGTGATATCATTAAAATTATTAATGATGTAATCGCGAAAGATAATCTGGAAGATAAGATCGAAGTATCTATAGAAGTACTAGATATTGGTGATTTTATTATCACCGACCATAATGGAAAAGAACTACTTATTATAGAACGTAAAAGCGTGAATGATTTAGCAGCAAGCATACAGGATGGAAGATATAAGGAACAATCAATGCGTCTGGACGCGTGTGAACTACATAATCATAATATTATTTATATGATCGAAGGAAGCATAAATAAGTATTCGAATAAACATTGTAGAATCACAAAGGAGGCGCTTTATTCATCTCTATTTTCAATGAATTATTACAAGGGATTTAGCGTTATTCGAAGTGAAGATATGAATGAAACAACCACAATTATAGTGAAATTTATAAAGAAAATTCTCCGAGAAAAGACCCTTAAACCACATTATATTAATAGCACATGCAAATCATCACCCTCTATAGTTGAAAACGAGATTATATCGACGACACCAGCACCACTTGAATATCACCAGGTTATAAAACGTAATAAAAAAAGTAATATTACACCTGAAAATATTGGATATATTATGTTAAGTCAAATACCTGGTATAAGCGGTAAAATGTCGCAGGTTATCATGGATAAACATGGTTCTTTATACGAACTCATTATTAAATTAAAAGAAAACCCTTTGTTATTAAATAATGACACATATGTTACAGAGAAAGGTCAGACACGTAAAATTAATTATAAATGTATTGAATCTATAAAAAAATATCTACTATAAAAAAATTTATTAAATAAAATTATTTATAGAATGAATATCTCAATTACTTATGCTTTAGCTGACGCTTTAGCCAATAGGCGAGAAGAACGGCGTGGTTTTACTTGTTTCTCAAAATCATTCAACTTTTTAATGTCAGCAGCATGAAGATAATCCATTACGCAGAGACCGTAGATATTTTCCAATCTTGGGTCGAACTTAGGTTGTTTAAGAAAGAGTTTAAAGATTTCGATATGCATTTTAACCTCATAATTCTGTGGAATAGCATGAATTAAATTAACATCAATATCAGGATGCGCCAATAGAAGTGATACAACTTTTTTTCTATATGAAAGGCTTTCCATCTTGTAGAAAGTAGCACAAACTAGTGCATTAACATGACGTTTTTTAGAAACAAGATTCACATCAATATCAGGATGAGACAATAACCTTTTAATAATTTTAATTGTAACATCGTTTTTATCGTCACTATGTGAAACCATTTGCATTAATGCCGTTGAACCACGTGAAATAACATTAACATCAATATCGGGTTTATCAAGTAGCATATTAACAACTTTAGCATAACTGGGCGATTTATTAATATAACACGATGAGTAAAGTAAAGGTGTATTAACAATATTTGTATTAACGTTAATATTTGTATTATTTAGCAAATATTCAACAGCCTTAAAATTAGAATCAGGATTTTTGGAATGAAAATCCAAATGTAGTAGCGTAAATCCTTCTCTAGTATAACAATCGATATCAATATCTGGATGAGATAAAAGTACTTTCATATTCTCAATATTATTATCATGAACTGCATGATGTAATGGAGTACCTCCTTGGTTACTATCCTTAATATTTACATTGATGTTTTCCACTTCAATAAATTTTGAAAGGTCAAAACCAAACTCTTTCCTAACCACCATATGAAGAAACCCATATATTCCCCGGATTTCTCTAACATCAAAAACGTTACTACAGACATGAGGATTAATGTTATCCAAATAATTTCGAAAGTGACACCCAGATTCGAAAGTCCGGTAATTCTTATATTGTTTAAAATGTTCTAATACAACTTTATTACGAGAATCAATAAAACTTTGCGAGGGGGCCATGTCGCAGGGGTAGATAGCAGTGGGCCTTGGGGTAGTTTGCAGAATGAAATCTGGCATGTTTGTTAGTTTTGTCTTTATTTTAATTAAGAATATTGTTTCAATTTTTTTTAATTCATAAATAAATACGGATTTTATAAATAGAGGAGTTTCGCCATTATTTACTCTAATTATAATATATATATATGTCTTTTTTTGGAATAGATGATGAGTATTTTATGTATTTAATTATTGTATTAGTTATGTTTCTTATATTATTGAATATGTTTAGCACAAATAATATAGTTGAGGGATTAATTTCCAAGGATAAAAAAGTGGATAAATTAACTGAACAAACTGTTAAAGATATGCCAGATTTAATAACAAAAATAAAAAGTGATATGGATTTTGAAAAAAACATTAAAAATCTTGAAAATATTATTATAGATTATGAAGAATATATAAATTTGATTATTATCGGTGAACTTGTAGCAAATGGTCTAAAAAATCCATCTGAGATTGTACCACATATACAAATTGTGGAATATTTACCAAAATTAATGGACTATTTACAATCTCAATCGAGTTAATCAAGTGTAAAAAAAACAGGTTCATCATTATTCTAATAGTTGATTAAACGTTTAAAATAAAAAATATATTAATTATAATAGATTAGTTAAATTAACATTTTGAAAAATAGGCACATGATTCGACATGACCATGATTCCATAGGCAAAGATTTCCATGTTCATCAGTCCAAACTGTAGATAATTCTCCAAATTGAAAATTATCATCACTACATTGATTATATAATACCTCTTGGTCTTCGTTATTTACTAGCGTATAATTTCCTCCGATACTTACCAATAACGTAATATCATTATCCCAGTTATAAACAAAATCGATATCACCATGATAGTCTTTTACCCAATTATATTTATCGTGATTAGAAATATCCAGTTCAACAATGTTATTCTTTTGAAATGAATTGAAATACACGCTAAAAATAAACGGTATTTCATTAGAATCATTATCAAAATAATTTATTAAATTATTAAAAATATTTCCCGAGGCACGCGAATTATCGTCTATAACGTAATCTCTAAAACGTTTAATATATGATTCCTTATCAAACATATTTGAACTATAATATACAATATAATAAGACGCTTCAGATTGTAATGCTACAAATTCTCCTTTCACAATTTCATATCTTCCTTGCATGATTATATAGTGGTTACAAAAAATATATATAATTATCGTTTCAATTTTTTTTAAATTATAAAATAGGCATATGATGAAACATCACCAGAATTACATACGCAAATATTTCCATGTTCATCGGTCCAAACAGATGCGATACAGTCCTTTGGTTTATAGGTTTCATCAAAAGTTATATAATATAATATTTTTTTTTCTCTATTAACAATAATATAATCACCATGATCACTCCCCAGTAAGGTAAGGTTATCATTTATATTATAAACAATATCGAATGTACAACCAGGAGGTAATACCCATTGATATTCTTCATGATAAATATCATAATCATCAAATACAACAAGGTTATTTTTTTCAAATGAGTCGTAATATACACTAAAAATGAAAGGTATTTCTGTATACTTCTCATATTTATTAACGGCATTCTTGATATTAAAATACAAGAATAAATTGTCAGCGTCATCACTATCAAGTCGTATTAACAATCTCTTATTACTTTTATCAGCGTAGAATCTGAATGCTTTGAGATATTTTTTATAATTAAATCCATTTGATGAACTCTCGGTATCAGGTTTTATTAATTTGACTGCAGTAGCATACCCATGTGTTGTATTTGCGATAGAAATAAATTCGCCGTTCATGATTGTATATTGATTAGTGGTTAGTAATAAGTAATCAATAAATCTTTCAATTTTTATTATTAACAAGAATTTGGTCGCTTCTATATTCTCCTCTATTGACTGCATCCTCACTATATCTTGGTCCTCCCCAATTATTATCTAATGGATTAGCGCTAATAGGTCGCGTTTCACCTTCATGAAACATTTTATCTAATGGTGTATAATAACCAACATATTGATTTTGCGGGTCATAACTAGGCATAGAACCTTTATCATGTCCGGCGTCGAATAATGGTGTGACGGTTTGTGGTTCTGTATTTTGTGCTAATCCGCAAATATCGGGATTTCCACTAGGACATATTTTATAACTTTTATCTCCTTGCGTGGTATAAGTTTGTTTAGCGAATAAAACGGGGCATTTAACGCCGGAAGCCCTGAGCCAATTGACAAACTCGGTATATTCTTCGAGATTATTGAATTGTATCGGATTTACACCAGGTACTTCAAGTTTAGATGTGTTATAAAGTAAGAATTTGCTATCTTTTTCGATAAGAAGATTGGGGCAATTGTAGGGGACATCAAAGTTATCCACGAATGGTTCTATAACTGATTTAGTAGAATAATTAAGAGTAAAATGTAATCCTGCTAAAAAGAACAATAGTATTGCAAGTAATCTCATATATAAATAGAACAATAAAATAAAAAGTTGGTATATATTTTAATAAGAATATACTATATATGCGTTTTATAGATGTTAATGAAGATTCAAAAGTTGATAAATATAATAAATTATTGAGAGATAATCACGTGATTGTATTATTCTATATGGATGGTTGTGGTGCGTGTGAAGCATTAAAACCGCATTGGAATGAATTCGAAAAGGAATTAAGAAGTAAAAAAGATAAGCACGACAATATTGTAATAGCTAAAGTGAATTCAAGATATATGAATGATATTTCAGGATATAAATCTATATTGGGTTATCCAACTATATATCATTTACACAACGGAGAGAAAATAAGCGAATTTTCAGATAAAAGGACTGTTTCGGCGCTAAATAAGTATTTAAATAATATAAAATCGCATGCTAAGAAAGGTGGAAGACGTCGTGTTAAACGCAATCGCAGAAGTTCGCGTAAAAGCGTAAATAAATCAAAAAGTCGAAAAGGTCGAAGCCGACGGAAACCCAGACGAAAAACACGAAAACATAAATAAATAAATGGTTTAAAGGTTAATACATATAAATATTATATATATTAGCCATGAATCCACAGATAATGAACAGTATGATGAATATGAATATGATGAGCATGTTTGCTGCTAAAGGAGATTCTTCTATTTACCAGATTATATTCGCTCTAATTATGATGCAAATAATGGGAGCATTACCTACAATAAGCAAGTTTGTTAAGGAGCAATCGTTGTTATATTTTAATAAAAAGAAAAAATCATTAACTACTATTATTAACAGAGAACCAGAGGTTGTATCATCTATTAAATTTATCCAGAATAAAGACAATTTAGATAATGCTATTATTAATTCAATAAATAATTATATAGTTAATAAAGATTCGTCGAAAACGTTGAGTTACCAAGACGAATTTAAGGTGACAAATACAGATGAATTCACATTAACTCCGGATATTTTATGTCGTGTTACTTGTCATGAAGGTGAAGACAAACAATATGAGATTGAGATTTTTTCAAAAACACAGCCGATTATTCAGCTTAAGGATTTTATTAATGGCGTAACGCGAAGGTATATATATGAACAAAAGAATAAACTTGGTAATCAGAAGTATTTCTTCGATGAAAAGCATTGTGCTATTCCGTGTGATTCAGATGGAAATGTTGAGTTTTATAAGGCTAATAAGAATGTAATTTTTTCTATGACAAAGTTTAATACGAATAAATCTCTCTCGAATGTTTTTGGAAAGCATTTGGATGTAGTTAAAGACCGAGTTGATATGTTTATTAACAATAAAAAATGGTATATTGATAAAGGTATTCCATATACACTGGGTATTATGTTGCATGGTCCTCCTGGAACTGGTAAAACATCATTGATTAAAGCAATAGCAAAGGATACAAACAGACATGTTATAAATATTAAGTTATATAAAGATACAACACAAACGCAGCTTAAAAACTTGTTTTTTGAAGAGAGACTAGACGTTATTGGTAATGGTAGGACCGAATATTTTAATATCCCGGTAGACGACCGCATTTATGTTATTGAGGATATTGATTGTTTATCTGATATTGTTTATTCAAGAAAAGATGAAGATGATAAGCTGGTGGAAAATTGTAAACCGCGTGGAAATGCAGTAAAAAATCCAGGTGAAATTCTAGCTTACGACAATAATGGACGTAATGAGTACAGTTCATTTGAAGAAAATCATATTATATCTGACACAGTAAATAATATTAATATCCAACCATTCAAGAGAGATAAGGTATTGAATTCAGACCAGATAAATCTCTCTTTTATATTGAATTTATTAGATGGAATATTGGAAACTCCTGGAAGAATTTTGATCGTAACAACAAATCATCCTGATAAGTTAGATAAAGCGTTTATTAGACCGGGACGAATTGATATCAATATAGAGGTAGGATATTGCACGAGAGATATGATTAGAGAAATGTTTGATTTCTTTTATGAAAATGATAATGAGGCAATATTCGAAACATTTGATTATAAAAATAATATCACGCCAGCAGAAGTGAATAAGATTATTTTAAATAATTATAATAACCTTGATAAAGCTATAGTTGAATTACTGTCCTTTTCATAGTAAATAAAAAATGTTTCTATAATATAAATGAATTATTTGCAGGATATATCTAAATTTAATAAGATAAGCGATTATCTTCCTATTTTAAATGGAGCAATAGCTGCGGATATTATTGTATTATTTATTCTATATTATACTAAGTATTTTAATTCCAAATACTTAAAAATATGGTATGAGAAATATCGATTAAGTGCGGTTATTGCTGATGTTCTTATATTAGTTATAGGAATTATATTGGCAAGAATGGTATACTACAGTATATTTGATAAATATAACACAATATATTTTATAGGATTAATTCTTATTATACAAATAATACACGATATTTTATTTTACGCGTTATTTCAATCAACGCCTGTAGGAATGAATAAGATGTTTGATTTATTTAAATCGTATGCTAAAGAGGTAAGTTATGGTGCTATATTAGGAGATTCGTTTATGATAATTATAGCGATAATTTTAGCGATGTTTTTCGCGTCATTTAGTTTAAATACTAATATTATACTTGTAATATTTTTAACTTACATGATACCGTATATTTTATACACGAAATAGGTAGTTAAACCGAAAAGAGCTCCACCCCAAAGAGTATCGATAACTACTGAGGTCCAATTCCATTTTTTGAACATCGCTTTATTAGTGAATTCAAAAACAGCATAAATGACGAGACCTAATAATATAGCATCTGAAACAGATTTTTTCTCTCTTAAAACAAAATAATAAAGACCAAATAAAAGAGATACATAACACAACAACGCAGCAAATATGTCGAATTCCATAGGTTTATTTTGTATCTTTAATATTAATTTTGAATAGAAAGGTGTCATTATAGAGAGATATATTGAGTCTATAAATACAAATATAATACCTGCTAAAATAATTAATTTAAAATCTTTATTTACCAATGAATTCATTTATATAATATACATATATTTAAAATTGACACGATTTAATATTAGAATATTCATGGTAATAGATATATCAATCATGAATATTTCACTAAGACTTCTTGATTTCAACGTCTTTAACGAAGAGGTAGAATACGAAGACTCAGCATCTGATGAGGAAGATAAACATAAGGATAATAAGGAATTCATTATTCAAATATTTGGTTTAGATGAAACAGGTGCGGATTATTCTCTTTATATACAAGGGTTTAAGCCGTTCTTCTTTATAAAAGTAAACGATGAATGGAATGTTAGCAGAAAAGAGGCATTCTTAAAGCATATTAAAGGTAAAATGAGTGAATATCACTATTATGATAATTCAATAAGTGAGTGCAAGTTGATTGAACGCGAAGAACTATACGGGTTTGATGATCATAAAAAGCATAAATTTATTCTGTTCAAGTTCAATAATATAATGGCATTAAATAAAATGAAAAATTTGTTTTATGAGAATAAATTTGATAAGGTAACAAATAAGATTACGCGAAAGCTTAAGCCTAATGGATACTTTTATCAAAATACTCATGTTTATTTATACGAGTCAAATATTCCGCCATTATTGCGATATTTCCATATCAAAAACATCAGTCCATCTGGATGGATTCAAATTGATAAATGTGATTTAGATGAGCATGTAGTTAAGATTACAAATTGTAAATATGAATACACAGTGAGTTATGATTGTATTAAACCACTCCTTGATAAGGAGGTGAAAGTTCCATACAAAATCTGCAGTTTTGATATTGAGGCGTCGAGTAGTCATGGTGATTTTCCAATTGCCATTAAGAATTACAAGAAATTGACAACTGATATTTTGGACTATTGGGATTCTAATATTGACGTAATTAAAGATGAATACTCACGTGAGCAACAGGAGTTATTGATTAAAAACTTTATAATCACAGCGTTTGGATTCAGTGACATTCTAAAATCAGATGTGAATATTGTTTATCCTAAAAAGCCGGTTAGTTGTGCTGATAGATTGGAATCATCAATTACTAAAATTCTAAGAGGACATATTGACGAGAAATTAGTGACGACGAAAACCCGCGTTAATACTCTTGATTTCCTTTATGAAAGTGATGACGAAGGGAAACAAAATTATAAATCTACAATTGGAAAATACACCAATAATGAAACTATTGTTGACGTATTAAATAATAATAAAGTTAAACGAGAGGATAAGTTGTTGGAAATCACTGCGTTATTTGATCTACATTTACCAGCATTAGAAGGTGATAAGGTGACATTCATTGGTTCAACATTTGTTAAATACGGCGAAGAAGAACCTTATCTTAACCACTGTATTGCTCTTGATACTTGTGACCAGATTAATAACGCGGAAATTGAATGTTATGAAACGGAAAAGGAGGTTCTTCTTGCATGGACAAATATTATCCAGCGTGAGAATCCTGATATCATCATTGGATATAATATATTTGGATTTGATTATAAATTTATGTTTCATCGAGCTCAGGAGCATGGACAGCGTTGTGTAAATGAATTTCTCAAGTTATCTCGCAATAAAGAGGAAATTTGCGGTGGTAAAGTAAAAGATTGGGAAACAGGAAAAGAGGAGTTTAAGATTGAGGAAACAAGCCTTACAATTGCAAGTGGTACTCATAATTTGAACTATATTAAAATGACAGGTCGTATTCAGGTAGATTTATATAATTATTTCAGACGTGAATATAATCTAACATCCTATAAATTGGATTATGTGTCGGGTCATTTTATTGGTGATAATATTAAAAAGTATGAGCATTATATTGATGAAAATACAGATAAAACATTTACAAAGATTTATTCCAAGAATTTAATTGGCGTGAAGAACGAGAATTTTATTCAGATTGAGGAAATAGGTCATTCAAGTGAGTTTTATGAAGGAGGAAGTAAATTCATGGTTTACGATATTGACGAGACACAGGGAACATTTATTATAAAGCAGGAAGTAACGCCTGATAAGAATAAATTACTTAAATGGTGTTTAGCAAAGGATGACGTCACGCCCCAGGACATTTTCAGAATGACAAATGAGGGACCAAAAGAGCGGTCAATCATCGCTAAATATTGTATTCAGGATTGTAACCTTGTTCATCATTTATTGAATAAAATCGACGTGATAACAGGTATGGTTGAGATGGCTAATATTTGCAGTGTTCCAATTGATTATATTGTTATGCGTGGTCAAGGTATAAAGTTATTCAGTTTTATTGCCAAGAAATGTCGTGAATCAAATACGCTAATTCCAGTATTGGAGAAAAAGAATGACGGCGGTTATGAAGGTGCAATTGTGTTACCTCCTAAGTGTGGATTATATTTAGATGAGCCTGTTGCATGTGTAGATTATAGTTCTTTGTATCCGTCATCAATGATTAGTGAGAATTTATCACACGATTCAAAGGTATGGTCATTGGAATATGACTTGGAAGGAAAACTTGTATCAGAGACCGGTATTAAGGACCAAACAGGTAAATATATTTATGATAATTTAGAAAAATATGAATACGTTGATATTGAGTATGATACATATGATTATATTAGAAAGACGCCGTCTGGTGCTGCTATTAAGACTTTAGTAGGATATAAAAAATGTAGATTCGCACAGTTTCCTGATGGAGAGCTTGCTATTATGCCGAAGATTTTGAAGGAGTTATTATCCGCGAGGAAATCAACACGAACTTCTGCTAAATGGAAAACTATTGAGTTTAATAATGGCGGTGAAAATGTAAGCGGATTAGTAATTGAAAAAACGGATACGCAGACTACTATTAAAGATAAAAATGGAAAGCTTATTGTATTTGAAAATGAGACGATTAAATGCGTTAATGATACATATAGTAATTTTATGAAGAACGTATTAGATAAGCGTCAATTAGCGATTAAATTAACTGCCAATTCACTATATGGACAATGTGGTGCGCGAACATCGAGTTTCTATGAGAAGGATGTTGCTGCATCTACGACGGCAATTGGAAGAAAGTTATTGACATATGGAAAGCGTATTATCGAGGAAGTATATGGTGATAGGATATGTACTACTAAATATGGAACAGTTAAGAGTAATGCTGAATATATTTATGGTGATACAGATAGTGTATTTATGTCGTTTAAACTGACTGATATTGATACTGGTAAGAATATCGTCGGTAAAGAAGCATTGAAACATACTATTGAACTAGCGAAAGAGGCGGGTGAGTTGGCTACTAAATTTCTGAAAGCACCTCATGATTTAGAGTATGAAAAGACGTTCATGCCGTTTTGTTTGTTATCAAAGAAGCGTTATGTTGGAATGCTTTATGAAGAAGACGTGGATAAATGCTTTAGAAAATCGATGGGTATTGTATTAAAACGCCGAGATAATGCGCCTATTGTCAAAGACGTTTATGGTGGTATTATTGATATTTTGATGAAAGACCAAGACGTTTCGAAAGCAATTAGTTTCACAAAAAAGTATTTGAATGACATTGTTGATGAGAAATATCCGCTCGATAAACTGATTATTACCAAATCATTGCGGGCTTTTTACAAGAATCCGCGCCAAATTGCACACAAGGTTTTAGCTGACCGTATTGGTAAGCGCGATCCTGGAAATAAACCTGGTGCTGGCGATCGTGTTCCCTTTGTATATATTCAAACAAAGAAGGATATGAAATTGCAAGGTGATAGGATTGAGACGCCTGAATATATTGTAAAAAACAATTTGAAACCGGACTATACGCATTACATTACGAATCAGATTATGAAGCCTGTTCAGCAAGTATTTGCTCTGGTATTACAAGATATTCCAGAATATAAGTCAAAGAAGCGGATGTTGGTAATTAAAGAGAAGGGTATTATGAGAAAGTATATTGGAGATGATACTAAACAGAATAAATATATTCAGGATCATCGTAATAAAGAGGTGAAAGGGTTGATTTTCGATGATGCATTGAGGAAATGTAATCTTAGAAAAAACAATCAACAATCACTCAAGTCATTCTTTGGGCAATAAAAGATTTAAAACAATCTTAAGCAAAACAATTGTATTTAAAAAAATTATTATATAAAATATTTTTTATTTAAGTATCAATCGATGATGAATCTGTATCTAACAACATAATAGCCATAGCACTATAATTATGTAAATCAATCAATGTATCTCTCAAAGATTCACTGTCAACAAGAGAGATTTGCTTATTTGAAATATTAGTAAGACGACTAATTTTATCACCCATACGAACAAGAACGCCAACAGTTCCATAAGTAGCAAATGCGTCACCATAATCTGCGTTTTTTTTACAGAATAATTCAAACGCTTCAGATTGGACATTTTTCATTTGTTCAACACGATTAGACATATTATATTATAAAGTATATCATGTCTATTATTTAAATGATTTTAATTTGTATTCTATTTTTCTGGTGAAACTTGATTTGTTTTAGGAGAGATATTAGTTTCCTCAATTTCCTCCATTAATGTCCTAAGATTGACTGTATTATCTTTATATGGTGGTGAATGTGGTGTATCACGCGTAATAAGTTCATCTGTGTCTATCTCATTGGTAGTAAAACAGCAACTACTAATAAACCATCCTCTTCTTTTCATTTTCTCTGCATTTCGTATCTCTTGTTTAAACATTTTTTCAATAATAGTGAATTTAGTTTTGACAGAAATAATTTGCTCATTTATTTCAGTGATTTCATCGTTTAAATATATAATTTCTTGCGAGAGATAATCATCATTTTTCATCAATCCAATTTTATTTAGATATTCCATTTTCCGCACTTTATTGAGTTTGTTTTTCAATGTATTTATTAGCAGAGCTTCCCTATCTCTTATTTTTTTAACGACAGAAAATATGTTCAAATAATAAATATTCATAAATCTTGATCTTACTATTGATGGTATAATAAACGAATTAGTTTCTTTAATATCTTTAATTTTTGCTTCTATTTCATCTATTGTTTTTCGTATGATAATAGCCCCGCTATTAATATTAGGGTCCTTATCTATTTTAGACGTTGATAAAATCATTAATCTACCCGATGTAAACTCGCATAGCGACTGTAGTTTATCGTATTGATGGCTAGTAATTTTGTGTGCTTCTGATGCTGCGTCGAGCTTAGAATAATTTACTACAGCTAATAAAAATCCATTAAATGCGTTTAGAGATGCTAATATGGTTGGTCCCCAAATGAATTCTGCTATACTTAAAGAGAGAACAGTTGCGATAGCAGAAAGTAAAATTGTAGGTAACATAATATAGTTTAAACGATTAACGCATACACTCATTGCTTCGGTGTAAATGATTTTTTGTCCCTTAATATATGTTGCAATTATATCGAATGCAGTTGAATTGTAATCATCTTCAGAAAAAAAGGTTGTTCTTACTATTTCTTTTACGTCATTATAACAGATTTTTTTAGGAGGCGGAATTTTTTTCATAATCTCTTTCATTTGGTCTTCAGTTATAAATGCTGGTGCTTCATGAGGTTCGATTAGATATTTATCTTCAGAGTCATCAGTTTTACTAACTTGACTAGCGTTAACTGGATTGCTAACGAATTCATCTATTTTTTCATTAATTTTAAGTATATTATTTAAGACAACCTTTCTTTCTTTTTTTGATGGATTTCCTGTAATATCAGTATCTTTAGTAGTATGTATTTCGATTGTATTTAGGGTTCTATCTAAAATTTCTGTTTCCGATAATGGAAGTGAAGGAATTGACTCACTTGACATTAATAATTATATAATTTTTTCTTTAACTATTAATATAGATGGAAGAATATTATAAATTAGGAGAGATTTTCAGGTCATCAGATATTAAACGCAATATTTCAGAAAACAAACATTCAGTAAAAGATATAATTAATGCCAAAATGTTGATTTCAAATTCTAAGAGTATTAATGATATCAAACGGCTTAGAGAAGTAAGAAAAAAGGATTCTATGTATGACACTCTTAAAAAACACTATAAAATCAATCAAGAGGAGGAACTGATATAGACGTAATATCGTGTCTGCAAATAGGACAATTATTATATCTGGTTAGCCATCTTCTCAATGCATCAGGCTGGAAAATGTGATTACAATGGTTAATTCTCATTATAGTACTGTCTTCTTGAAACGGTATAAGTGTAATTGGGCAAGTATCATGAGGACTATCAATCTCTCCATATGTGAGTATTTCTGTTGCATTTACAATTTGTTGATGTGTCGGTGGATGCATTCCTTGCTCTTGAACTCCATATAATAAATCGAATATTGAGTCTGTTATTTCTTGGAATGGTATGTGTGTTGCGGAATTAGTAGGTTGTGTTGCGGAATTAGTAGGTTGTGTTCCGGTTAAAGGTGATGCGAACGTAAATATAGAGCTTGTATATAGTGGTGTTGTTGGTGGTGTTGTTGTCTGCATTGGAGTTGTGCTTTCTGAATGTGTGGTGGTTTGTAATCTTGACAACAATACTTGATTCATAGATGTGTATGTTTCCATCATTATTTTCATTTGTTCTTGGTAATTAATGCAAAATCTCTCATAATTATCCATTTTAAATAAATACATAAATTTGTTTTTAAATAAGTATAAAGATATATTAATCTATAACAGTAATAGATTAATATGAACACAGATAATTACAAAGATAAAGGTTTAACTGGCTTGGCTAATTTAGGCAATACATGTTTTTTAAACTCTACAATTCAATGCATATCGCATACGTATGAATTAAATGATTTTTTTGATACGGTTGAAAATAAGGGAGCGAAAACACGGTCTGAACATGATAAGTTTTTAATATTTAATGAATGGAATGATTTAAGAAAGATGATGTGGTCTGAAAATTGTAAAATCTCTCCTCGACGGTTTGTCTTATCCGTTCATTCTGTTGCTAAATTAAAAGATAGGGATATATTTACGGGTTATGCTCAGAATGATTTACCAGAATTCCTATTATTTTTCATCGACCAGCTTCATGATGCATTTAAACGAAATGTAAAGATGGAAATAGAAGGTATTCAGAATACAAGTGTTGATGTATTAGCTAATAAATGTTATGCTATGTTGAATACTATGTTTTCGAAGGAGTATTCTGAAATAATAAGTATGTTTTACGGCACACACGTTTCGCAAATAATTGATACAGAAGATAATATACTGGTTCAAACACCGGAACCATTTTTCATGATAAATCTTCCCATTCCCGTTAAACAATCTGTTGATATATATGATTGCTTTGATTTATATACAGAAAAGGAAGAAATGACAGGCGATAATATGTGGTATAACGAAAAAACAGATGAAAAACAAGAGACTGCAAAACAGATCCAGTTCTTCTCTCTTCCCGATATTCTTGTTATAGATTTTAAACGTTTCAATAACCTACTAAGAAAGAATAATACTCTTATTGATTTCCCTCTTGATTCACTCGATTTATCTAGTTATATGATTGGATATAAAAAGGATTCATTTGTGTATGAATGTTACGGTATTTGTAACCATAATGGTACGCCTAATGGTGGTCATTATACAGCATTTGTAAAGAACGCAAATGGTTTATGGTATCATTTCAATGACATAAATGTGACAAAGATAGAAAATGAGAAAACAGTAATCTCTCCATTAGCATATTGTTTATTCTATCGTAAAAAAAAATAAAGTAAATAAATATATATATAGAATGAATATTAATGTAAATCCATCAACGGGATTTCCGAATTTGTATAACGTTTTGAACGATAGTTTCACGAGTATTAATCCATTTGTAATAATAGGTATTTTAGTCGTATTAGTAGTTTATTATTTTGTGTTTAGCTCTTTAGGAGGGATTACAAATAAATCAGTTTCAAATGATATAATGTCTACATTAGGTAATAATTTTACTTCACCTGTAGCAGGCTCTCCTACGGGATCATCATCAATGGGTATTATGGAGTTATTTTTCTGGGGATTATTAATATTTTTAGTATTAATTAACGGGTTGCAATACTTTTTTTCTTTAGACATTAACACCATTGTGAAAAATATATTTAGTCCGACGCCTGAAGTGGATATTGTAATAGACCATAAAAAAGATAATGAGACAACCGTTCCTGAAATAATGTTTAAAAAGCAAGTTTTCCATATACCAGATAATAATTATACATACAATGACGCTAAGGCAGTATGTAAAGCATACGACGCGAGATTAGCATCATACGATGAAGTTGAAAGCGCGTATAATGATGGTGCTGAGTGGTGTAGTTATGGATGGTCAAAAGACCAATTAGCGTTATTTCCAACCTTGAAGACATCGTATGACAAACTCCAGAAGATAAAGGGTCATGAGAATGACTGTGGACGTCCTGGTGTAAATGGTGGATTTATAGACAACAAAAAGGTTAGATTTGGTGTCAATTGTTATGGTTATAAACCAAAGATTACAGGTGAAGAAATGCAGCGTATGTCGACTACAAAACAATATCCTATAACCAAAAAAGATAGAGAATTAGAGAAATTGGTCGAGAAATATAGGAAGATTTTACCTAATATCTTGGTATCTCCTTTTAACAAGAATCGATGGAGTCAAATTTAAAATACTTATTTAGTACTCTTTGATTTTTTTTTATTACTTTTAGCCTTGCTTTTCCTTTTATTTTTCCGGGTAGTTTTCTTCTCCTTGCTACTATGTTTGCTATTGCTACTATGTTTGCTATTGCTACTATGTTTATTTTTATTATATGATGCCAAATTAACTAATTTATCATATAATGCCTCGTCAATAGTATCATAACTGAGAAATAAAGCATCTTTAGTAACAGGTAATTCATCACCTATTTGTTGTGATTTTTGAACATATAATAATCCCGCGGGAACGGCTAAATCCTTAAAAGCGTCATCGAATTTTGCGCTGTTTGTAGCTCCTCCTTTCATATTAGTATTTGAATTTATAGAGGACATAATAGATTTAATTGTATATCCTCCAGACATGATTTCACCTTTTTGGTTTCTATTATAAACAAGGTCGTTTAAATCCATATATATATTATTATATAAAATATATCATTTGTGCCAACTAAACTTATTATTAGAACTACTAAAATTACCTTGCATATATTGTCTATGTGCTTTAATCCTATCTTGTTTAATCCTATCAATTGAATTCACAAGAGGCTGTGCGAGCGTAGGATTAGATTTGAATATCTCTAAATTATAGTCTCTAATAAGGTGATGTTTTACTAACGAGAACAGATCAGATGAATGATGTGTTTTAGCGCGACTAAATAGCCTAGTATCAGCATGCTTAAAATAATCATAATATTTTTGAAAAAAGTCCTCTACTTTATCTTCTATTTTTTCAGTTAATTGGTCCTCCCATTCACTCTTAAGAATAGCATTTGTCTGTGGACAGTCTAAATAATCTTCTAACGAAAGGTGTTTAATTTTATTAAATTCTTTTACATCGTAGTCGTCTGAATCATACTCATCATCAGATATATTATATTTACTCATTCTCTATAATTTTGAAAGCGTATATATATAATGTATAAAATCCTCTTTAAACTGTTTATAATCATATACTTGTAAGTCTGCATCCTCAATAATAGTACTTAATTCATCCAACATTTTTTTAACATAATGGGCCTGTTTAAGAACTGATGATAACTTATCTTGAAACTCGAATTGGTCTTCAATATACATATTTGTGGGTTTATTTAACCACTCATTAACTCGACGTTTGTATACGCTACGTTTACCGATAGAATAAACTGGTTCGTCATCAAAGCATTCCGGTTGGTAATCTAAATGATTTGAAAAAGTCTCCAACCGCGTAATTTCCCCTAAAGTAGTGTAATAGCTTTCTGTTCCTGTATCAGTGAATGACATATTTGAGTATATAAGTATACATACAAATATGTTTAAGTGATTGTCGATAAGTATTATTTAATTATAACTGCGCTTAATATCGTCGACATATTTTGATTCTCTCGTGTTTTTAATATGATTCATAATTTTATCGACATCGTCTTCATTTGAAATACAATTAGATAGACACTGTTTAACGTGTTTAATAGTAATTGGCGCAGTAACCTTAACAGATGCGAACCTTAATTTTCCGTCAGATATCTGGATTGTCGCATCATTAAGATTCTTTTCATTAACGATTTGATATACAGTATTAGAAACAGATGCTCGTTCTTGCCTTAGCGTTTTAAGATGGTCGTTGTGTTCTTTAATCTTATTATCGATAGAAACCCATTGTTTGATTGATTCTTCTAAACTCATTTTATTTACACTATATAAATAAAATAATGATATACCTTTAACCTGTTTCAATATATTTAACGGTGGCGACGAGTGCGTTTTTTCGCGCGCTTTCCGCCTTTCTTCCCTCTGCGTCTCAACGTCTTCTTTTGCGTATATTTCTGCCCTTTGTACATAATAAAGGGTAATAAAGCGGTCCTTGCTGCTCCTAAAACACCAGTTAATATATTTCCGCCTTTATACTTGCGTTTTCCTTTTGTGAGTTTATGAGTAGTTTTTCTATGCATATCTATTTATATATTTTAGAGAGAAAATTTTAACAGGGATTAAATAGATATTGTCTTTCTAAATAACAAAACATATAAAATAGTAATTAAAAGGACGAAATTTATCCCTAAAAATAATACGAGTAATTCTATATATGGACTAAATGACATAAATATCATTTTTATAAATGGACGCAATAACTTTTGTAATTCGCCCTTTATCTCGTCTCTACTCATTATCTCAATACATTCCTTGACTATTTTTTCTCTAAATGTCATATTTAGTAATAATCAATATATTAATGCGATAAATCTAACACGATATATTATTGTTTTATTTAAAATGAACGTTATTAAACAATACAATTCCTTTGACGTCGAGAGAATAACTTTAGCAAATCCAATACGAAGTAACGGTGGAGGCTATTATTCATCTATTTTATTAGACGATAAATCATCTAATACTTTACTCATTCAAACACCTAAATGTTCCAGTAAAAATGGTGTTGTTACCTCAGGTAAAAAAGTGCATTCAGATATGTTATTTAGAAATGATAACACCGATAAACATTTCATTTCATTTATCAATAAAATAGAGGACCATATTAAGACCTTACTACATAACAAAAGCACAGATTGGTTTGAGAATAAGATGGAATTAGATGATATAGAATATTTTTTCAATAGTTCGTTGAGAGTGTATAAGGAGGAATTTTTCTTATTTAGAACGTTTATCGAGAATAATAAATTAGCGGGACAAGTTGAGATATATGATCAGAACGAGAGACCCTTAGAATTTAGCGATGTTTGCGATAAGAATATAATAAGTATAATCCAAATTAAAGGAATAAAATTTACAAATTCAAGTTTTCATATTGAAGTTAACGTTAAACAGATTATGGTTTTAGATGATATTAAGGATAAACAACCTAATAAATGTTTGATTGATACTAATACACATGTTTTAGATGCAAGTGTCCACGAGAAGATGGAGATGAATAGTTCTATTTTAGATAAAGATAATGACTGTGAAACTATAGGGAGTGATAGAGAGATTGAGGAAGAAGATAAAGATATTAAGGATACACATGAGGATGAAGACACAGATAAACAGGATATTAAGGATACACATGAGGATGAAAATGAGGATGAAGATGAAGATATTGAGGAGAAAAAGAATAAAGAAATCGATATATTAGAATATATTAAAATCAACCCTACCGAGGATGAAATAATTACATTACGAAATCCAAATGATATCTATATGGAAGTTTATCAGGAAGCAAAAAAAAGAGCGAGAGAGGCGAAAAAGAAAGCTATTGTAGCATATTTAGAAGCAAAACATATAAAAAACACATATATGATTGATAGTATTAATGATTCAACAAGTGATGAAGAAGATTTAGATAATCTCTCAGATAACACAGATATAAGTTATCAAAATTTGTTGTAATTAAGAATTAAACACACATTACGCAAAAATATTTTATCATTCATTTTATATACAATGAGTTTTGCAAAAATGTTCAAAAAGATGAATACCACACATTTCATAATGTTAGCAGCCGCAATTACTTTAGGATATGCTTTATATAATTATTCAACCGAAAAACATAATATTATGGATCAGATGTCAAATGCAGGTGCTTTAGGTAATATGCAATATAATAATTCAGCAGGAAATCAGGGACAGATGGCCCATTCAGGAAACCCCACTCCAAGTGCTCCGATCGGTGAGAATTCCGGTCCTTCTCAGGTTTCCGGATTAACCACTACCTCTCATGGTATGCCAGGATCATGCTCTTCAGAGCAAATTGTCGACCCATCTGAGTTGTTACCTAAGGATACAAACAGCGATTGGGCGAAATTAAACCCTATTGGACACGGAGATTTACAGAGTATCAATCTATTGAAGTCTGGTCACCATATCGGGACAAACACTGTGAGTTCATCTTTAAGAAATGCCAATTTACAGTTGCGTTCTGAGCCAGCTAACCCTCAGATGCCTGTTGGACCTTGGAATAACACCACTATCTCTGCCGACTCTAATAGAAAACCATTGGAGATTGGCAGTGCTTCAATGTAATTATTATATTAAAATTCTCTCCTGTTTTGCTACTAACTACTCGACTTAAAAAACTAGTTGTTGCTGTAAAATTTATCGGATAAATAGAGAATTTAATTTAGAGTATAATATTAAGATATTTCATTATATTAATATTATGACAGATGTGTATAAAAATTCTATAATTAAACTTTCTTTATTGGATAGTATTCATGATTTTTGGAAGAAAAGAAATAACAAAACTATTTCAAATGATGAAGACGGAATTGATAATGAAGATTTAAATAATGTGAGAGATGATTTAACCCAACGATTATCCTCATATTTAGAGACGAATAAAGATATATCTGTAATATTGTATAAATTGACTTCTGATAACTCCATTTCTCCGGTTACAAATGCTACGTCTACCTTCGAATTAAATGTTCAATCGTATTTTGAAACACATCCTGAATATAGTAAATATTTTTATGATGAAACAAAACAGCGTGTTTCTTATCAAGAGATAATTAGGGGTACGTTAGATATAATTAATGATAACAAGATATTAGAAAATAATACTACTGCTGATGTGGTAATTCAATTACTAAAAAAACATTTTAAAGAGGTTCGTGAGTTTTGGTCTGAATATATAAATGGAATAGACGTAAAGCGTACGCTTATTATATTCGATGATGGTTCAGACGATTTAGATTTTAAAGTAATGCTGTATATTGATGGATACAAAGTGTTGATTAACACATTTATTTTAGCGTATATGAAGGGTGAATTTAATGTAAATTTATTGGAATTAATTAGTCCTCAGTTATATCTTACGTTTGACGCATCGGGTAAATATATTAAGAAACTGTTTATATCTGATGAGAGATTTCATAATATGATAACTCCACAAAATATATCTGATTCAGCAACAACGTCGTTCAATCAATTAAAAGATAGAATTCATTTTGAGTTTCCAACTAATAATAGTAGTGGTTCATTTAATATAACAACAGACGTATTTAATAAAAAAAATTTACTAGGGAATATGCATTTCAATAATAACGGGTTTGATGATAAGAATAGATTCGGATTTTCAATAGATATAAAGTCAGGTATAAAAAAAGGTATTATTGAATTTAATAGTTTTCAGAAAGACGGGCCATCTGTAAATTATTTAGCGTCTATTATAAGCAATATTAAAAATCAATCAGAAGGTAATTTCGATGCGAGTAAAATAATTCGTAAAAATTCTAATGTCGACGTTTTTAATACATTGAAGGATATAACGGGAAGCAATGACGTTAATAAGAATGGTATATTATATGATTTAAAACGAATTGGTGACTATGAACAATGTAATGCTGCAAAAAGTATTAATGACAATGATAAATACAAAGGAAGTGTTGTATTGGTGACATTAGACAGATTATGTTCTCTCTATTCCAGAATAATTCAACAGCCATGTATATTTCATAATAATAGGGAAATAACTTTATATAGACAGCCTACCGATGTAAATGAAGTTGCTATCCAGAATAGCGTATACTATTATAAATGCGTTGAAATATTCAATGTTTATAATTCGGCAAGATGGATAAAAGATGTGAGTAATAATTTGAATGAAATATTCAACGTATTATCACCTAAAATAATGGATATGTATTCAGATTCAGACGATAAATATTTTGATATTATTAAAAAAAAGTCATCTGAATATGAGAGTAAGAGTCGTGGTATAATTAATGATATATATACTATTAAAATACTTTTGATACTTAATAATGTAATGAAATATATTACCGATATAAATTATATATTTTTGACGCATAAAGAGTTTTTTGATACGAATAATGATGATAACAATAAAAAATTAGAAAAACAAATAGATATTTATAATTCATTTAAAAATAAGGCGTTTGAAGAGGGAGATATAGAGAGATATAATAAACTAATTATACCAAATATCGTGTATATTAATGATTTATATGATACCGTGAAGAGTTTTAAAAATAATGAATTTTCATCATTAGAATCAATTAAAGAAAACCTGGGGATTATTATTGATAAAAATGGTAATGCCAATGATATAATTTCAT